GTGTCGAATTTTGCCGATGCATTGCGCAGGATGGCGGCGGAAGCCTTGTCCCAGCAGATACTTTCGGGTATATTGAACGTCGCGACTGGTGGTGCCGGCGCTGGCGCTGGCGGAATTCTTGGTGCCGTGGCAGGTGCCTTTACCAGTCGTCAGACTGGCGGCCCGTTGGTTGCCGGTCAAGGATCAATGGTGAATGAGCGCGGGCAGGAAGCATTCATACCACGCGAAGCCGGTCAGGTTGTTTCAAACCGTGAAATGCGGCAGGGTGCCGGCGCGGCGCCGAACGTAAACGTGCCAGTCGAAATCATAAATGTAACGGACCCGTCGGCTATTCCGGCGGCCATGGAAAGCGCACAGGGGCAGAAAGCTATCCTTAATGTGATTCAGTCAAACCCCGATTCAGTCAGAAGGGCTTTAAGCTAATGGCAAAAATAACAGGTACGGCAGATAGTTATCTTGATTTAATGACAGACTTCCGTGATTTCATCACCGGATTATCACCGACGATTTCGTGGATTACAGTCCGCGACACGTCGACAAGCCCGGTCGGCGCCAATTCGCCGAACGTTACTGAAATGATTTTTGAAGGCGACGCAAGCAACGGCGGAAGCCCGACCCGCAACTTGTATTTCGGGATACGCAGTTATGAAGAACCGGGCGCAGGGGTGTTCGGCTGGGAACTGCGCGGCTTCACAGGATTCCAAGACGGCAGCCCGGTCGGCAGCGTTGTATTCGAAGACCAGCCGGACGCCAGCCCGCCAACGTATATTCCGTTGCAAAACACAACAATGACATACTGGATATGGGCGAACGAACGTCGCGTTGTCATGGTTGTGAAAACCGGCACAGCGTACCAGTGGTTCCATGCCGGGTTCCTTGACCCGTTCGCCACAGAAACCGAGTATCCTTACCCGTTGATGGTGTGCGGCAGTACCCACGACGACACCGTGGCGTTCAATAGCAATGCTCTTCGTTATTCGTCCATGATTAACCCCGGCGGAAATGATACCGAACTGCCAATTATCAGCAATGAATCAGTCATGTACATGCGATTCGTTGACGGTCAATGGTACCCGATCAAAAATTTCAGGGTTAGCGGTAGCGCCGAAGCGGAACAGACAGACCGCAACGTCTGGCCGATGGCGGGGTTTGTTGGTGCGGACTGGCCACCGGATAGCGCGCCACCGGCACCTACCCGCGAGTGGCGGCAACAGTTCCTTTCGGCTACGGCGGGCGGCACTCCGACGTCGTTACTGGCGCAAACACCCGGCAGCCCGGACGATATTACGCCGCTGTACCCGTTGACGATTGTATGGAACGACCCAAGCATTCAGGCAATCGGCGAAATTTCGGGCGTGTTTTGGATTTCTGCAACTGGCGGCGTTACGTCGGAAGACGAAATTTTTGATAACGGCGTAAGTCCGCAACAGCGGTATCTTGCATTTCAGAATATCCACCGAACCGATCAATGGGAATTCGGCGCAGTAAAGGATGAATAAATTATGAGCTACCAGACAGGCACGGCCACTGACCCAGAAGACTTAATGACGAAGTTGGACACGTTCTTGACCGGTACGCCGGGATGGACTTCCGAGCTATTCAGCGCGGCCAATAACCGGGCGATATGGTCCAAGGTTGGCGTCAGCGCAAAACTATATGGCGACTGGGACGCAAACAACATCGGAGTTTCGATGATTCAGGACGTTGCGTCGCCAATAGATCAAGCGTTGCTGAGTCAGATTGGTTCCGAATTCACTTCGAACACGATTACATCGCGCCGATACTGCAACCTTGTGCCGGGCCCTTACCCGTCATACCACTTTTTCGAAGACGACGACTATGTGCACGTGGTTATTGAGAAAGATTCCGGCATATACCGACATTTCGGTTTCGGTCAATCGTTAAAGTTGGGGAAATGGACTGGCGGAATGTACGCGCACGGTCATTTTTGGGATCAGACAACCGCAGCAATTGATGTTCCAACGAGCCTAAACCACCTCGCAGCGTGGAGCGGTTCAAATTCCGGCAACGCGACGCGTGGTGCCGGCATGCATGCCGAAGGGTTACCGGATCAAGTCGGCGCCGCGAAATACTTGCGCCAGACAACGAACACGTCGACCAACGATAACGATGGCGAAGACATCGGCAACGTGTTCCCGGGCGGATGGATGGACGGACAAAACGTGCATTTCATGGCGGTTGGTGCGTCGCAATTGAATGGCTTTAAGCCGCTGATACCGATTCCACTTTATAACTGGCATTTCGGTTCGGTCCCTGACCGTGCGCGCCTGCTGGGATACATTCCGGACATGCGCAGCATTAGCTTACTAGGTTTGAACGTCGGACAAGAAATCACCGTTGCGTCAGACACGTGGATTGTGTTCCCGATAACCCGTAAGGGCAACAACGGCAGTTCGTTCAACCAAGAACAAAGCTTTGACTACGGCATTGCCTATAAAAAAGTGACGACGTAAAATGGCCACGTTTCGCGGCGCCAATCAACAGGGCATAGGCACGGTATCTTTTGCCGCGTCCGTGCAGGCGTGGCCCGGATTCCATGCGAAGTTCAGCCTTGGCGCACCGCTGGCGTACCCTGCCGGGCAGGTACAGCCGGTCGATTTGGGCTTGCGCTTGTTCAAAAAGACACGCGTCACGGAAGGTTCGATTGTTTCGGTATTCGCGAATAGCCAAACGGCGAATCGCGGAAACCGCGCTGCGAACCTTGGGCAAGCGCCGATTGACGGAATGGGCATGGGCTTCGATTGGTTTGAGCGAATCCACGTGAACCCGCAGCGGCTTGACTTGGGTAATGTAGTCAGCGAAATAACGCAGTTCCTTGAACTGTACAACGCTTACCGCATTGACGACAGGGACTGGACAGCGTTTGTGAACAACGCTGGCGACGGAATAACCATCGCCAACCTGCCAACGTTCCCGAAAACCATCGCCAACCAGACATCCTTCAACGTCGAAGTTCAGATTTCACCGAATGGACCGCCGACAATCAACGGAACGCTTGATTTCACTTTCGACGTGACGGCAGTTTCTGTTCCGATCACTGGCACCCGTATTATTCTGTTCGGGTTACCGCCGGGCGACGGCGTAATGAACGAAAAACTATCATGGTTGACTGATGTCATGAAAGCGTCGGACGGAACAGAACAGCGGCTTTCAACACGACTATTTCCACGTCAGGAAATCAGCTATACAGCGCTATCTGTAAGGGATATCGACAGAAACCAGCTAAATGCATTCCTTTTCGATTGGCATAGCAGGGTTTTCGGCGTTCCGTTGTGGTGGGATGCGCGGATAATTGACCAAGACGTTGCGATAAACGACGCCGTCATTCATGTGGCAACAACTGAATGGGCAGATTTCCGCGTTGGCGGACTTGCCGTTGCAATAAGATTCGATGCGGAAGGTAACAGGACAGCCGACACGCTGGAAATTACCGCAGTGAACACGTCACCGTCAACCGTGGAATTCACAAGCGGAACGGCGAACGCGTACACTGCCGGCACCGCGTTGCTGGTACCAGTTGTGCCGGGCGTATTGAATACCAGCATTCCGAAATCGCGGTTTCCGACAACCGAGCAAAAAACGACGGTGTCATTCACAGCATTAGACAACGACGGTACACGCCTTGTGCCTGACGCGTCAGCGTTCAACGAGTTTGATGGTAAGGTTGTAATCGACGACCCCAACTGCATGAACCGCGAGTTGTCGGAATCCTACACAAAGAAAATTACACGGATCGACGGCGACACTGGCGAGATATTGCAGGTGTCTACGGAAGACAGGTCGACGCCGACAACGAACAAGCGCTGGAACGTGGACGAAGCACAACGATTGTGGGAAATTAAGCAAATGCTGTATACCCTGCGCGGTCGGCAGGTTTCGTTCCTATTGCCGACGTTCAACAAGGACGTTGAACCGGTCGCGACCGTGGGTATCGGAGGCAGCGCGATCGACATTGTGAATATTGGGTATACGCAGTTCATCAAGACGCGGCAGCCGTTCACGCAGATAGCGGTCATATTGAAAGACGGCGCCGGGACATTCCCTAGTCCGATTGCGCCGGTCGGAAGCCCGAATATTTGGGTTCCCGGGCAAAACTTCCTGTTTTTCGATATACTAAGCAGTACGGATTTGACGCCAGGCGTGGAACGGCTAGCTATTTCGCCGCCGTCGCCCGTTGGCTTCGCGCCCGAAGACGTGGAAAGAATTGAATTCATTGTAAAATCGCGACTTAATAGCGATTCTGTGGAATTGGTTCACCGATGGACTGATGCTTTAGGGCAACAAATTGATTCACAGGTGAGTATGCCTGTTTCTGGAGCGTATGACGAATAATGGCAACATTAGACGAACTTGAAAAAAGCGTTGAAGAGTCGCGCCCGGTAGAGCTGTACACGTTTTCGTTCGGTGCAACAAACTTCCTGTTTACCAGCGCCGAAGGCACCGTGACATTCGGCGGAACCGATTACGCGCCGCTGCCACTGAAACGCACGAATCCGACGCAATCGAAAGAACAGAAATCGACGGCGTTGCGGATCACGCTTCCGTCGGATTCCGACCCGGCGCGCCCGTTCATCGCAATTCAGCCGTCGCAGACAATGGACGTGTTAATACAACGGATACAGCCTGACGCCGTACCGGCGACGACCAGTATTGTTATGTTCGACGGGTTCGTGTCGTCCGTGTCGTTCGAAGACGAGACGGCGGAATTTCGGTGTATACCTTTCAACGAATTGTTTACGCGTGAAATTCCCCGGTTCCAATATCAAGGGTTGTGTAATCACGTCCTTTACGATGCGCGCTGCAAGGTTAATGAGGGCAGTTTTAAGCATTCTGGCACGGTTCTTGGCGTCGTCGGGAACAAGATACAAATTCAGGGACTGCCGACAGCGGGGTTACCATTCATCGGGGGTTATGTAGAAATCCCCGGGGGTTCGGAACAACGGTTAGTCATTGACCAGACAGGAATCGAAGTTACTATTTTGTTCCCATTCCTTGCGAACGTCAGCGGCGGGACGCTTGACGCCTTTCAAGGATGCGATCATACAGCGACTACGTGCGCCCAGAAGTTTAACAACATCCTGAACCACGGCGGGCACCCGTTCGTTCCGGTCATAAACCCGTTCAACCAAACGCAAATAACAAAGGAATAACCCGCATGGGCTTTTTCATTTATCTATTGATCTACGCCGCAGCGTTCCTGCTGGCCGAGCTGTTCAAGCCGAAACCGGATATTGAAAACGCGAAACCTGCCGGGTTAGGTGATTTCAACTTTCCGACAGCTACCGAAGGGCGCGTTGTACCGTTGGTGTGGGGCACCGTGGAAATATCTGCGCCGAATGTTATATGGTATGGCGACTTGCGCACGGATAGAATTCGCGAAAAAGTAAAGACTGGCATTTTTTCGTCGAAAAAGGTTACAGTCGGGTACGAATATTTCGTTGGAATGCAGTTCGGTCTGTGTCGAGGTCCAATGGACGCGAACGATGGTTTGTTGCAGATCAAGATTGACGACGACATAGTTTTTGATAACCTAAACGCTTCGCCGATTACTCCAGTATCTGACGCAACGCTTTTTATTAATCAGCCGCAGCTTTTCGGATCGGATTCCGGCGGTATCGTCGGCAATTTCACTGTCAAGCCAGGCAACGAAACGCAGTCACGAAGCACATACCTTGAAGGCGTCATTGTGCAGTCACCCGATATCCTGCCGGCATACCGTGGCACGCACTACGTTGTTGCGGAACAAATTTACATCGGAAACCAGCCGAGCTTGCGCCCGTTCAAGTTCACCGTTCGCCGTATCCCTGACGGGCTGGGACTCGAAGGCGGGTCGCCGGGCACCAACGCGCACATTGTAAATTTGTTCGACGCCAACCCTATGAACGTTTTGTTTGAAATCCTTACGGACACCGATTGGGGGCTTGCCGTAAATCAGGGCGACATCGACGTTCAGACGTTTTCCGAAAATGCGCAAATCCTGTTCGAAGAGGGCAACGGATTTTCTGCTGTTCTTGACAACCAGCGAAAGGTTAACCAGATAATTCAAGAAATTGAAAATCAATGCGACGGCGTGCTTATACGTGACACGGCCACGGGGCAGTATACCTTTAATCTGATTCGCGAAGCGACTATACCTAGTCCGATAACAGCGTTACCTACCGCCGACAGCACGAACACAGAAAAGGTTAATTTCAGTCGGTCGACATGGTCTGAAACAACCAATCAGGTTCGCGTCGACTTCAACGACGTTTCTCAAAACTTCAAAAAGACGTTCGCGCTCGCGCAGGACATGGCGAACGGCATCATTCAGAACGCGAACGTGTCAGTTACACAGTCGTTCATGGGCGTCAAGAACGCGGCACTTGCGAATCAGCTTGCATGGCGGGACATGCGTTCACTGGCAACGCCGCTGGCGAAAGCTACGCTGACGGTTAACCGCGAGTTCTACGACATCAAGCCGGGCGACCCATTCCTGCTGACGTGGCCGCCGCTCGGAATCACTAACCTGTTAATGCGCGTCAACCGTCTTGATTTTGGCGAAATGTTGAACAACAAGATTACCATTGACGCGATCGAAGACGCATTCACAAGTCAGGCAGCGAGTTTCGGTGACCCGATCGACAGCGGTTGGACCCCGCTTGAACAGGTCGTTGCGGCACTTTCAGAAGTCGACCAACTGATTTTCGAAACGCCGCGAAACCTGAACTTGCAGGACCCGGAACAGCCGTTATTGAATCCCCGCTTAACTACACTTGCCCGCAGGTCTGGCGGCGCCGGTGACGAATACTTTACGCTAACACGCGAAACCAGCGTTGCGTCGTCGCTGCAAGCGCTGGCGTTCACCGAAAACTTAGGGGCGACCCCAAATTTCGTCGTTGCTGGAACTTTACGAAATCTTTTGCCGTCAACGAGTGACCCCGGAGTGTGGCCGGTAATTGGTACACAAGACATTCAGGTTGACCCTATAAGCGAAAGCTTGGCGCCGCTGATTGACTCAAGCGCACGGACGGAAACCGAGATAAACAACCTTATAACGCTGGTTTATATCACGTCTAATACGGCGCCCGGCAGCCCGGACCTAGACCGCGACCGTGGCGAATTCATCCTGTACACGCAGGCGGTAGAATCAATCGGCGGTTCCCCCGCACTGACTGGACTTCAGTTGAACGACTGTTGGCGCGGCGTAATGGACAGCGCAATACAGAGCTGGCCGGTGGGTTCCCGTGTGTGGTTCATCGGATTTGGCGGCGCTGGTATCACGTCTGAAGCGTTCGTGAATTTGAATTATGCGGACGCAAAGCTATTGCCGAGCACGCAAGAAAGCGGAACGCTTCCTGAAGGCAGCGCAAACCCGACGAACACCATTCGAATTGACGACGGTTTCAGGGTTAACCTACCGCTGAAGCCAAACGAGTTGAGCATAAACAACCAGCGGTATATCGACAGTTCGAATTTTGCCATGAATTCAAGCGACCTTGACTTTACGTTTAAGGCATTGAACTGGCGGACCGTAGGCGGCGTAAACACCGTGGCGGCGCTGAATAGTGACGGAAGCACGTTCAACCCGGCAGACACAGGCGACGGCTTGTCGTTCATCTGGGAACTGTACGACGAAGGCAGCCCGTCAATCGGCAGTCCTTCGTTAATAGGTACAAGCGAAACCCCTATTGACCAGCCGAACTTGCAGATTTTCGGTGTTGACATGAACGACATTTTCGGTATGGTTGCCGACCCGAACGGCGGGCGGCTACGCATTGAAATTCAGGCGTTCCACCGCACGACCAGTCCGGGGTTACCGTCACGCGAAAAGCTGATTCATTCGTTCAACTTCGTCGAAAACAACCCGACGTGGTTCTATGACCCGGCGGTTAACCTTGGGCGCATACCATACGGGGCGGTCGTGTCGCCCGGTGTAGTTGCTGACGTGCCCGGTTCGCCCGGCAGCCCGGCCGATATCCCATTATTGCGAATTCGCTTCGCAAACGGCGCCAGATTAAGCGAAGGACCCGGCACAGGTGAAAATGGCAAGTTCTACCTGCTAATTGACGACGCCAGCCCGTCGCAGTTGATCTATAATGCGCAGGTCAATTCGCCGGCAAGCCAAAACGACTTCCCAAATATCGACGACGGCAACAGTCCGAGCAACTTCAAGGGCAAGACGTTGAATATTCAACACTACCACAACACTGGACGTCCTATTTTCTTCCATATTGAAGACCAAACGACCAGCAGAATACTTGCGTTCGGCGTACTGGAACCGCAGACAAGTACAGTTCCGGAATCAATCAACAGGACGACATAAAAATGGCTAATTTTCAGATATCTATCCCGCACATATTGGAGCACGAAGGCGGTTTTGTGAATCACAAGAGCGACCCGGGCGGCGCTACCAAGTACGGCGTTTCCTTGCGTTTCCTGACGAAGCGCGGCGACCTGCTGGGCGACTTCGACGGCGACGGCGACGTTGACATTGACGACATTATGGCAATGACAGTTCCACAGGCGAAGAACGTGTACCGTGTGGCGTTCTGGGACGCGAGCCAGCTTGACAGTGTCAAAAGTCAGATGGCTGCAACGAAAATATTCGACATGTGCGTGAACATGGGCAGCAAACAGGCGTGGAAAATCGCGCAGCGGGCATGTAGCGCCATGGGCAGCCCATTGATTGACGACGGGGTGGTTGGTCCTAACACATTACAAGTGGTTAATTCCCTTAACCATTTCGATTATGATCTGGTGATAAGTATCAGGGAGCTGCAAAGGGCGTTCTATACCGGTATAATGAAGAGAAAGCCGAAGTTACAGGCGTTTTCACTTGGTTGGTATAGGCGGGCAGCGTTTTGAATATGTGGGTTTACATGGAAAAGAACAAAATACTTTCTGCAATTCTGGTATTATGGACCTATGGGCTTATGACGTGGGTTGTGTACAAGGTTTTTGACGATGTCACCTTGATAAACGCGGCGGTCACAAGCGCGCTGACTGTCGTTGTAGGGATTCCGGCGGTCGCAATCGGACTTTTTAAGTGGCGCAGGGGAAACAGGGAAAATGTCGGCTGAGATTCTTGGCGGGGTTGCGGTGTGGAAGTATCTGGCGGGTGTAGGTGCTTCAATCGCAGGGTTTTTCGGGGTTAATTGGGTGTATTGGGTTAGTAAACGAATCAATCAATCAGTGACACGCGAAGAGTTGTCAGACCACCTCGAAACTGTGGTGGCTGCCATTCGCGCCGAATCCGACCGCAACAAAACTGAGACAGAAAAGCTTTTTTTGCAATTACAGGTTGAAAGTCTTCAGGAAAAGTTCAACAATAGGGGAAAGAACTAACGATTAAGGGGTTCCTATGTATTGTCCGCACTGTGGCGAACGCGGTTCGCTTACAAAGAACGGGTCGCGTTCACGCCAGAATGGCAAGCAACAAATGTACAAGTGCAAAGGATGCGAAAGAACAACAGCGAACCCATTAGATAAAGCACCGGTACCGGTACCGGCTTACAAAAAGTTTGAGCGCCGGCTGCCATCGTCAACGCGATTCGTCATAACGGCAGCGCAAAACGCAACCGACCCGCACATTTCACTGAAAACCCTGCAAGTTTACTGCGATCACAACGACGCGCAGCTAGTTGTCGTGCCGATTCGATACAAAAACCCAACAAGTCACTGGGGTAAAAATGCTGAGTGCGACGACTGGTGGCACGAAGACGTTGAACCTTATCTGTATTCGTCACGGTCAGCGCTTAACGAAAACCTGATACTGTTGGCGGATATACGGACACAGCCGACGGCAGTTTTACCACTGACCGGGTTTGAGTCCATGACCGGCGCCTGTTCGGGAATCCTTGCGCACCCGAAAGTTCAGTTGAAGTCCGTACCGACGCCGAACCACAAGTTGCCCAAGATCATGGCCACGACCGGAGCGTGCACGGTGGAAAACTACACCGACACGCCAGTTGGCAAAAAGGGCGGTTTCCACCATTCGTTCGGAGCCATGCTTGTCGAGATTGAAGACGACGTGTTTTACATGCGACAATTGAGCGCATGCAAGAATGGTTCCATTATTGATCTTAACAAGCGGTACACACCGACAACGGTACAAAAGGCGCCGCCGGCTGCCGCTTTGATATTTGGGGATACGCATGCAGCATTTGCCGACGAAGGGGTTGCACAAGCTAATTTTGAGGGTCCGCAGTCAATGGCTGCCGTACTTAATCCACGGCGTTTCGTCTGGCATGACGTGTTCGACAACTATGTCGGAAATTGGCACGACCAGAAAAATCCATTCATCGCTTTGGCGAAGCACCGAGCGGAAATGTCGTGCGTTCGCGCAGAAGTCAAACTAACCTGCGACTACGTCAACCGGTACGGCAAGGGGCGGGAAAATGTCATTGTGCCGAGCAACCACAACGAAGGGTTATCGAGGTGGATACTAGACACAGACTGGAAAAAAGACCCGGCAAACATGGAATTTTACCTTGAAACGGCGCTGGCAATGGTCGAAAACACGTCCATGACCGAAAGCGGTGCAAGCACAGTCGACCCGTTTTCGTACTGGGCAGCGAAAATGCTCAAGGTACCGCATAAGTTACTAAAACGCGACGAAGCATACGCGGCGCTGAAAATCGAACTAGCCATGCACGGTGACATCGGTCCGAACGGTTCCCGGGGAAGTCTCGCCAACCTGAAGCGGATCGGCGTTAAATCCGTAATCGGACACAGCCACAGCCCGGGTATTGAAGAGGGTTGCTTTCAGGTGGGCACGAACAGCAAGTTGAAGGTTCAGTACAATCGCGGTCCTTCGAGCTGGTTACACACGAACTGCGTTGTATATGCCAACGGCAAGCGTTCCCTATTGCACGTTATAGACGGGCGCTGGAAAATATGACAACGATTGCCTACAAGGACGGTATTCTGGCGTCTGACCGGCAAACAACTTGCGGGAACAGCCGGAAGGAATGCGCGAAAATGTGGGCAGTGAAGGGCGCCGTAATTGCGGTTGCCGGCGTGTTATCCGACGGGTTGAAGTTCCGCGACTGGTGGCAGGCCGGAAAGCCAGACAACGGGTGGCATATTAACGACGACACGACGATTGTAGTTGTGGACCTGAACACTGGCGAGCTGGTAGAATACGACAGTAATATGGTCCCTATGCAGGTTTGGGGGCAGTTTGATTCGTGGGGAAGTGGCTGTGATTTGGCAATGGGCGCAATGGAAGCAGGCGCCGACGCTGTAAGGGCGGTCGACATCGGGATACGGCACGACGCTTATTCAGGCATCGGCTTATCTGTCCTGAATTTGAACGAAATAAAAAAGGTGCGAAATTATGCTGATTGGGATCACTGGAAAAGCCGGGAGCGGTAAAGACACTTTCGCGAAATACTTCATTGAAAACCATAATTTTTTCCGATACAGTCTGGCGGACCCTATCAAACGAATGATTGAAGCAGGGTTTGACCTGACGCCTGATATATGGGACGACCGCGAGAAAAAAGAAAAGGAAATTGACTGGCTTTCACTTTCGCCGCGTTACCTTGCGCAGACGCTTGGCACCGAATGGGGCAGGGACTGGATACACCCCGATTTGTGGCTATTGCTGGCAGAACAAAGGCTTGCTAAACACCCGCACGTCATAGTCCCCGACATTCGGTTTGATAACGAAGCGGAATGGATCGAAAAGAACGACGGAATTCTGGTTGAAGTCGTCGGCGGAATCGCGCCGCCGGTAGATAACGCCGGACATTCGTCAGAAACTGGCGTTGATAGACGCTTAATCACCACAACCATTCGGAATACTGGTACAATAGAGCAATTACACCAAGTTGCAGCATACGTTTATAGCGTTTGGAGCAATACAACCGTATGAAAAAGGCGTTTATTGTCGATGTATTTGCAAGCCTTAAAGTTCGTAACCCCAAAAAGAGTCGGAATCGCGGCGGTAATTCTGGGGATATTTGCGGCCGGGTGGACGACGAACGGCTGGCGGTACCAGAACAAAATGGCACGGAAGCAAGCCGAAGTCGTAAGCGATTACGCGAAGCAGCGGGAAGCTTACTTGCACAAGTACAAAGCACAGCAACAGATTGATGAAGAGGCAGCACAAGCGCTGTCGGCAGACCTAGCAACACTGCGTATGCAACGCAGCAACCTACAAGAAAAGCTGCGCTCTGCGGCTGTGGTGAAGTCAGATGACGAAATTTGCGCCGATGGTGGCAGCCGTAATCCTTTCGGGGCTGATTTTGCCCGGTTGTGGAACGACTCTGCCGCTGATCAATAACGACCTGAGCAGGCAGAAGCCCGTAGAAGCGTTTTCCGACTGCGGTCCGCTGTCCGAGCTGCCAGCTAACCTTCCTGAAATCGGCGTGTCTGACGCCGTGTCCTTGATCCTGACGGCGCATTTGGACGATATCGCCGCCTATCACGACTGCAAGCGCAAACACGAAGCGCTGCGGGAGTGGGTCGAGTCCGAGTGATTCCCAGTCCGCCGTTATCGGCACGCTTCCAGCCGGGCGGACTGGGCTTTTTATCCCAAATCGAAACTTCCCTATAAGAGAAATACTATACCTACTAGGCAATTTGAAGTTGCCTGATTTGGTCAGTTTTATTTATTTTGGGTAGTATACTAGTATATTCCCTGTTTTATGTTATAGATCAACGCTAAAGTGTATACCAACCATATACCAGTACCCGGTATACATGGTATACAAATTGTGGATAACTACACTTTACAACCACGCTTGCAATGTGGGTATCGGGTTTTTCGACACAAAATGCGAATTGGGTGGTATAGTATTTCTCTTATAGGGACTTTTTCCGCGTTGACAGTCAGCGCTAAAACTGTACTATCAATGCCGACGACACAAACGCGGGAAGCGATAGAATGCTTGATTACGATTACAAGACCAAACCCTTTGACCATCAAGACAAAGTCTTTAGGCTGAGCCGCGACGAAACCGACTTTGCTTTTTTAATGGGCATGGGCACCGGTAAGTCAAAGGTAGGCTGTGACACTGCGGCGTGGTTGTGGGCACGCGACAAAATCAGGTTGCTTGTTGTTATCGCGCCAAACGGTGTGCATAGGAATTGGATACTGCGCGAAGTGCCGGCACACGTGCCAGAATGGACAAAGTACCGGGCGGCAGTCTGGGCGTCGACCATGAAAGCAGCCGAGAAAAAGGAAATCGACAAGTTGTGGGACGAAGGACCCGGGCTGCGCATTGTTGCAATGAACATCGAAGCGTTCGGAAGCGGCATGACCGGCAAGGCTGCCAAGTTCCTTGCGCAGTTGCTGAACGCATTCCCTGCAATGGTCTGCATTGACGAATCCAGCAAGATAAAGACGCCGGGCGCCAAGCGCACCAAAACCTTGACGACGTTGGGCAAGCGTGCAACGTTCCGCAGGATCATGACCGGAACACTTATCACGAACGGACCCCTTGACGCATTCGCGCAAATGGGGTTCCTTGGAAGTAAATACCTTGGATTCGATAATTTTTACAGTTACAAACACCGTTACGCAGAATGGAAACGGGAGCTGAACCGCAAGACGAATCAACATTATGAATCGCTGGTGTGTTACAAAAACCTTGACGAACTGACGCGCAACATTCAGTCAGTAAGCTACCGGGTAACGAAAGACGAATGCTTGGACCTGCCAGACAAGATTTTTGAACGCCGCCTTGTGCCTGTTAGCACAGAACAGGCGAAGCTGTACCGGGAAATCAAGGAAAAAAGCTTGTACGAACTGACGCACGGCGAAGAAATCACCGTTGCCAACGTCCTGACGAAGCTATTGCGCTTGCAACAAGTTCTGGGCGGGTTTGTGCCGGCGGAAGAGTATGCGCCAGCCGTTGCTATACCCGGACCGAATAACCGCTTGTCGGCGCTGTCAGACGTCGTGGAAGAGGCGTTGCCCGACGGTAAAATTATAATCTGGGCGCGATTCCGCGCTGAACTTGAAGCAATCACCGTTCTATTGCGGAAGGAATACGGGCGTAAATCAGTTGTGGACTACCACGGCGGCGTCGACAAGCACGACCGCGAAACGCACGTTGACCGATTCCAGAACGACGAAACATGTCTTTTTTTCGTCGGGCAGCAACATTCCGGCGGATATGGCTTGACACTTACGCAAGCAAAGACTGTAATATATTACAGCAACGACTTTTCTTTGGAAGCACGCTTGCAGAGCGAAGATAGGGCGCACAGAATCGGACAAACTGACAAGGTGACTTATGTAGACTTAGAAGCTGAAAAGACAATCGACACTAAAATTATTACCGCACTGCGGACAAAAAAGAGCATATCCGACGTTATCATGCAAGATGACCCGTCGTCATGGCTCTAAGGGAGTGAGAATGGCAAAAGTTTATTTGGTGCAACAACCTTCACGCTTCGACAGGGAAAGCGGGCGCCGTGTAAATGTGCATGACATTTCGTCTGCGTCCGCCTTTGGCGAAATCACGGCACCGATGTTTCCACACCATGGGGTGTCGTATTTTACACAACACGACGTACACGAAGTGCGTAAATTGCTAAAGGATTACATGGACGACGACTGCATTCTATGTATTGGGGACCCGGCAGCCATCGGGTTAACGTTGGCGCTGGCGTCAGAAATCAACCGTGGGAAATTCAACGTTCTACGCTGGGACAGAACCCGGCGGGAATACATGAAACTTTCCTTTGATATCAGGAGTTAAATAGAAATGGCAATTGATTATTCAGCGGGTAAAAAAGCCGAGCTGCCGAACGAAGGCGAACTGTCAACAATCGCCGAACTGGCGGAACAACAGGTGAAGCTTGAACAGCAGATAAACGACGCCGAAGAAACCGTTAAAAACCTGAAGGCTTCATACCTGCAAATGCGCACGGAAACACTACCTGAAGCAATGAAGCAGGTCGGTTTGTCGGAATTCACACTGTCGAACGGCGCCAAGATTTCGGTCAAGGACGATCTGAATTGCAACATCAAGGCGGCAAACAAACTGCCGGCGTTTGATTGGCTGCGCGGACATGGGCACGGCGACATTATCAAAAACGACGTGTTGTTTTCGTTCGGTACCGGGGAAGACGAAGCGAAGCAGGAAGCGATTGACTACGCGGAAGAAAAGGACCTGCCGTATTCCATCAAGGAAGCGATCCACGCCGGCACACTGAACGCGTGGGCCAAAAAACAGCTTGAGCTGGACGACCCAGAACAGGCGATACCGGAAGAAATCATTAGTGTATTCCGGTTCTCTGTGGCTAAAGTCACACTTCCGAAAAAGGCAAAAGCGAAGAAAAAGTGATTTGACAGGTGACCGGTGAACGGTTACCGTTAAAAATGCCGATATGGGCGCGGCATCTTACGCCCATAAACGTTGAAAGGTAACTGAAAAATGACGAAAGCAATAGCCAAAAAGGGCGAGACTTTGCCCGCATTCCTGAACGACAACAAGTACGCAGATTTCGAAGACGCTGCGCTGGAACAGGCGGATAGTGATTCGTTCGCAATTCCGTTCCTGCGTATCCTGCAAGGACTGTCGCCGCAGGCTTCCAAATCAAACGGCAAGTATATCAAAGGCGCCGAAGAGGGCATGATATTCAACACCGTTTCACAAGATTTCCTTGATACCACCAAGGAAGACGTCCATATTGTGCCGGTATACTACCGCCGCGCATTCATGGAATGGAAGACCCGGGAAGACGGCGGCGGATATGTTGCCGAGCATCCGACGTCTGTCGGTCTGGAAATGCTGTTAACTGCCGAACGCGACGACAAGAGCCGTGACATTCTGCCAAATGGTAACCAGATTTCCGATACCCGGTACCATTACGTCATGCTGGTGCACGAAGACGGTTCGTTTGAACCGCTGATTATCACCATGGAACGGTCGCAGTTGAAGAAAAGCAAGCGGTTAAACTCCGATATCAACCTGAAGCGTAAGGCGAAAGGCGTTCCGACCGCTGCCATTATGTACAAGGTCGGTATCGAAGGCGAAAGCAAGGACGACAATTCGTGGTGGGGTTGGGACTTGAAGTTTAGCGGTTTGGTGCAGAATCAGGAATTGTTTGACGCCGCCGTTGAATTCCAAGGTCAAATCCGTGCCGGTGAAATTAAGGAAGCCACCGACACGTTGTCCGATTCGGACGAAGAGGCAGCGCCAGCCTACCACGAAGAGCCGAACGATGGGACCGCGTTCTAACGGTAACAAAGTTGTTATTTTGGAAGCATAATAATGTCGCCCGGGGAAACCCGGGCAGCATTTTTTACCCGGTGAACTATGGATAAAATCGAACGAATCAGTAAATTATTTTCTGGGCTTGACCGCGCACACGGCGAATTCCGCGAAAAGGGGAACCGCCGCGAACGCGACAGCAAGGTTGAAGGCAGCGCAAAGACCGTCGAAGGCGAAGTGACCCGCGAGCACTGGGAAGCCCACTTGTCCGGCGAATACGGTATTGGCGTTGTTCCTATCACTGACGACGGCACGTGTAGTTTCGCCGCTGTAGACTTCGACGTGTACGACGAATTCGCGGTACAGCGGTTCGTGGGCGACGCGAAGAAATCCGGTTTTCCGCTGGTATGGTGCAAATCAAAATCAGGCGGCGCACATCTGTACATGTTCTTCGCGGAACCGATGTCTGCGGAAACAGTACGGAAGAAACTGGGCACACTGGCGACCGCGTTAGGATATCCGAAAATCGAGATATTCCCAAAACAAGAAAAGCTGGAAAAAGGACAGGTCGGCAACTGGATAAACCTGCCGTACTTCAACGCGAAATACACCGAACGGTACGCGTTCGACGACGACAACCAGCCTATCGCAGATTTCGAAAAGTTCCTTGACTATGCCGAAAGCAAGCGGGTCCTGCCGGAAGACTTCGAGGCAAGAAAGATCGTTGCGCAGGACATACCGTTTTCCGATGCGCCGCCGTGCATCCAGCAAATGGCAACATCTGGCGTCAGCGATGGCGAGCGTAACAAGTCGCTATTTCAGTTCGCGATATACGCCAAGAAAAAGCACCCAGACGACTGGGAAGAACAGGTCCTGACATGGAACGGCGAATATTTCGCGCCGGGACTGCCGTTCAAGGAAATTCAGGCGACAATATTCAAGTCGCTGGCGGGTGACAAGGAATACGGGTACCTTTGCAAGGAACCGGTGTGCGCCGAAGTGTGCAACAAGCCGCTATGTCAAACCCGCGAGTACGGCATTATGGGCGGGTTGGTGCAGGTATGGGACGAATGGAACATTGAAGGCGTGCGAAAGCTTGTGCAGGTCAACGTTTCCGGTGAACAGATGGACGACCCGCCGCGATACATCATTTCCATTAATGGCAGGGACGTCCAATTTTCGCGTCCGGAACTGACCAGCAATATGAAATTCCGCGAAAAAGTGTTTGAAAAACTGGACAAAATGCCGCCGCGCATGAACAACAACATGTGGGACCAAATGATACAACACTGGTTAATGAACCACGAAGTTGTTGACATTCCATACGAACTGACGGAAACCGCGAACCTTGGCGCATACCTGAAAGACTATATCGAAGTGGCGCCGGAAGCACAGACGCGTGTGGACATCCTGAGCGGCATGGTTCTGTTCGAAAATGGGTCATACCTGTTCCATTTTGAACACTTTTCGAAGTTCCTACAGCAACACAGATACCCGGTGAAGGTTGCCAACGTGCTATGGACGCAACTGCGCAACCTTGGGCTTGAAAAGAAAACAACCACGGCGACAGGGAACAAGAAACTGAACTATTGGGTCGTGCCTGAATCGTTCGTGCGTACCGGCAAGGTGGTCGCTGACAACGATTATGACGACGGTCTGGAGTTTTGAATCGGCAGTTAATACTGGGACCGCCGGGTACCGGCAAGACAACGACGTTGCTTGACGTGGTCGACGACTGCCTGTCGCGCAAGATTTCCCCGAACAAGATAGCGTACGTGTCGTTCACGCAAAAGGCGGCATACGAAGCACGGGGGCGCGCTATGGACCGGTTCGGCTTCACGGCGGAAGACTTCCCGTATTTCCGCACGTTGCATTCGTTATCGTCGCGCATTATGGGATTGAAAAACGATGATTTCATGCACGCTGACAACTACAAGGAAATCGGCGCACGAATCGGGTTGGACAACCTGACCGGGCAAAAAACCAGTTGGGCCACGACAGAAACCAGAAACACAAACGAAAGCAACCACTTGTTGAATATGATCGACGTTGCCCGAAACATGAAACTGCCGTTGATCGAATACATTAGAACGCTACCACTTGACGCGTTGAACTACAGCATCGGGCGAAATGGTAAGCAGTTCAAAGATTTATCGGCGGAACTGAGCGCGTACAAGCAAACGTTCGGTCTGCGGGATTTTACCGATCTGATAATTGAACCCGTAGCGATGGAATATCCGCCGCTTGACGTTGATATTGCAATAATCGACGAAGCGCAGGACTTGACCGCCGCGCAGTGGGATTTCGTCAACCGCATGTTCTCAGGTGTCAAAGAACTGTATATTGCCGGCGACGACGATCAGGCGATTTATCAGTGGAACGGCGCCGACGTCGGGCAGTTCCTGAAGCTGCAAGGCGAACGCCGTGTGTTGTCGAAGTCTTGGCGCCTGCCGCGTAGACCGTGGATGTTAGCGAACTGGATTGCCGGGAAAATTACCGCACGGTACGAAAAGCAATGGGCCCACCGCGAAGGCGAAGGAATTGTTAAGCACGTGCAAACTTTCGGCATGGCGCCAATACTGGAAGGCGGCGAATGGATGGTGTTAGCGCGCAACAATGCGTTTTTGAAATCCGTGCAAGCGTGGCTTATGAACAAGGGCGTGCCGATCAAGCGCAGCGATTACGAAATCATAAACCCGTCCGACATGGGCGCAATTCATGCGTGGGTAGCGCTTTCGAAAGGCGAGTGTATTACCGGCGGGCGTGCAAAACAGCTATACGACGTTTTGGTGACGAAAAAACACGTCGCCTATGGCGCTAAAGTCCGTATGTCTGACGTGAAAGACGACGACCCGCTATGTTACGACGAACTGCGCGACGAATTCGGCTTAATGGCTGACATTACCTGCGACTGGTGGGACACGCTAACAAAAATATCTGAAAAAAAGTGCGACTATTACCGCAGGGTCCTTAAAAATGGCGAAAGCTTGAAAAATCCACGCGTTACGTTGTCGACAATCCACGGCGTCAAGGGCGGGGAAGCCGATAATGTATTGTTATTGCCGGATATGGCAAGACAAACCGCCAAAATATTCAACCGTGGCACGAAGTACCGCGACGAAGAACACCGCGTGTTCTATGTCGGGGCGAGTAGGACGAAAAACAACCTGTATATTTGCGGACCACAGGGCGAAAGCCGATACAAATTCCCTTCATTCAGCGAAAAGGTAGCGACATGTTGATTTCAAACAGTTATGTTCAATTGAACAAGCAACTACACCGCGACCGTCCGGGGTATGGTACCGGCGGATCACGATGGGCGGACACTATCAAGGGACTTGTCGACCAGTTCGGCGGCAGCGTTCTTGATTACGGTTGCGGCAAAGGCGCACTGAGGGCAGCACTTCCATTCCCGATTGGCGAGTATGACCCTGCGGTGCCCGGCAAGGACGGCGTTCCGTTACCTGCGAACATAGTTGTATGTACCGATGTTCTGGAACACATCGAGCCAGAAAACCTGCGTTCAGTCCTGCGACACATTGCCGAGCTGACCGGAACCGTCGCGTTCCTGAATATCAGCACCCGGCGGGCAAATAAGTACCTGAACGACGGGCGCAACGCACACTTGATCGTGAACGACTCGCGTTGGTGGCGCGCGTCATTGTCCGAGTTTTTCGATAGCATCGAACTTGTTAACGTGTCGCCGCAGGAATACAATGTGCTTGTGTATGTTAAAGACGAAAAATAATTATTGCGTTCTATAAAGTTCGGCGTAATATGGTCGATAACATAAGTAAGACCACATAGAAATAGGATACAGAAATGATCAACGCAGACGACATCAAAACCGAACTACACGCACTGGTCAGAAAGGGCATAGAATCCCGCCACGCCGAAAACTGGGCTTTGTCCGCACGGTTTTTCGAAGCGGCTTTTACGCTTTCACGTGACCCGATTTGGCGATTGAAATGGACGAAGAAAACCTGAAGGAACGCGTACAGGGACTTTGATTGTCCATTATTAATGAACGCAACCGAGAATTGAACAAATTTTTTTCTAAAACGCTAAAGGTTTCGGCAGTGACGCCGATAAACCTAGTAACAGCACAACGCAACAGTCGAGGAAAAGCACAATGAAGACAATGAACCACGCAGAATACCAGAAAGGCTTGAAGAGCAAGACGGTTGCAGAACTGCGGTTCCTTGCCAAGGACGCTCGCGAAGCAATGGAAGCCATGCCAGACGGCGAAAATGCTGGATACTACGCTGACGAAGTTCATTACGCTGCGATGGAACTGCGCAACCGGGAGTCAAAATAATGGTAACAGTTGCATTCAAAAAGCACATGACCGGCGGAATTTTTGAAGGTTTCGTAATCG